CCTCGCTCAGCATTTCGCTCATCGGCTCGGCCCGCCTGGGCGCTGCCGGAACAGACAACGGTCTGTGACTGGCCGTCGAAGATCAGATCGGCGGCGCAGAGGCCGCGACTACGGATGGAGTAACCGGCGATCAGCATGTCACGCGAGTCCTGGCTGAATGTGCGCCCGTTGTTGTCGATCTCGAAGCGATAGATGACGCCCTTGGTGGCGGTCGCCATGCCGGCCTTGATGGTGATAGTAAGGCCAGCAAACGGGCCTACGGCCTGAGAAACAGGCTGAGCCCGAGCAGTATCAGGTACGTGGTCAGGAGCCACAGGCCTAGCCGTAGAAGGACGCGCTTCAGCAGACGCAGCAGCGGTCGGAACAGGGTCAGAAGCCTTGTGCCCACCGATGCCATCAGTAGCCACGCTAAAGCCGGTACGGTGATACATAACCGCGAGAAGTACGGCCAGAAAACCAAGCGGAAAAAGGACTTTAGGGCTGAGCAAGAGCGATTGCCCGGTGAAGGTGTCACGGTGCTGGCCGGTGGCTGTCGAGTCATAGAGCTTGAATACCCGTTTGTCGATCTTCTTGAAGTGGCTGATGTTCTTGTCGCCGGTGGGACGGTTGTCCTGGGCGTTGTGCATGACTTCTTTGTAGTCAGCGCGCAGCAGAAACTTGATGCCTTTCCCTAGAACGCCAAGGTTGGTGTGCAGGTAAGCCATTTCGGAGGTCTGGCGGATGTCATCGCGCAGATAGCGGATGTTCGGCGTACAGAGCACAACGTCCCAGTTCCAGTGACGGTGACGGGTCCATGCATCCATCCAGTCGGATGGCCGGTCGTCAGCCTTAGCCTGGTCGGGTCCGCCTGGGTAGTCGAATTGCTTGAGATCGCGATCCGTCCAGGACTTGCGGAAGAAGACCTGCGGTTCGTCGAAGATAATGAATGCGTTTTTCGGAACCCACTGAAACCAGCTGGCAGCTTTGTCACGACCGTCAACGGTTTCCGTGTCGATGTGAATGACCTGGAACGAGTCGGGCAGATCGGGAAACAGCTCAAGACAGCGCTCAGTGCTCATGCCGCGGATGTTGGTGACCAGGGGTCGGCCAGCTTTCATGGCGGGCACAGCATCATCCCAGACGGCGCCGGAGGTCTTGAAGGAGCCATTTGGCCCGTGGTGGATTTTGATAGGCATGGGGTTAACTCAGCGGCCGAAGATCGGAATGAAGCGCATGGCAATGCGTGTCGGAATGGCGGTGAAGATCATTCCGAGGCCCTGCGGGATGTTGAAGAACGTAAGAATGTCGCGAACCTCGGCCGGGATCGCGGAGTAAGCCTGTTGCACCTGGTCGATGACGCCAGTTTCTTGCAGCAGCTCCTGGACAACGGTGTAAGCAATGTCGGCGGCGAAGATGATGCTTTGGAAGTAGGCATAGATCATTGCCTTGGTGATGGTTACCAGGAACGATTTGAGCAGGTCATAAATGCCGGTATATATCCAGTTCCAAACGTCCTGGAAGAAGTTGGTGAAGTTGTTAAGGAAATCAGCAATCCATTCCATTAGTTCGTCTCCGGTTTAAAGATGATGAACAGCGCGATTAATGCGCAGATGAACAGGATGACCTGTGCCAGGACTTCAAGCTGTTTCTCATACTTGCCGGGACAGAAAGCCATGCTCTGACCGAGAACGGTGAAGGTTTCGCCACAGCCGATAGTGCCACTACCAGAGGCGAGATTGATTTCAGCGATGGGTTGAAACAATGAACCGAGTTCGCCAATCTTCTGATTCAGTTCGATCTTCGCGTCTTCGAGCTTTTGGTCCCATTGGGCGTTGGCGTCATCGAAGTTTCCAGGCTCGCCGGGCTTGTCAAGGCCACCAATAACGGGGTCTGTACCCTCGCCCTCCTCGTCACCTGGAACATCGTCTTTCAGGTCGTCAGGGACACCACAGTTATCACCTGTGCACTTTTCGGATTCACCCTTAGGGGTGCCGTCAGGATTGGTGCCACCCTCTTTCGTGGTGGTCGAATCCTTGGTTGTGCAGTTCTTAATGCCTTCGCAAGTGGTGACGGTGGTTTTGTCGGTTTGCTTGACGGTGGTTGAGCCGTCAGGGTTGGCAATTTCCTCGACTTTAGTGTCGGTCTTCTTGTCGCTAGAAACAGACTTTGGGCTTTCAACGCAGGTCCAAGAGCCATTTACTTCGCCACACTTGGTCGTTCCAGGCTTGTGATAAATAGCGGCACTGGTGCAGACCTTATATCCGTTCTCATCGATGGTGTAATCGCAAGGGATGGTTTCGTATATGGGCTGCGGAGCTTCTTTCTCACAATCAGCGCCAGAGCATTCAACGCCCTCGCCTGCTACTGGACCGGTTGCGACTTCGGTTTTATTTCCGGTGATGGTTGCAGTACCGGTACATGTGGCGGTTCCATCTGTGAGGTTTCTGCAAAGAATGACGCCGCCAAAAGTTGCTTCGCATCCATTGACGTCAATGATGGAAGGCGGGTCGGCATCAAGCTGGGTTTTGACGTAGTAACTCGTTTTTGCACCGGCCGCCGCCTCGCAAAGATTAGGCTCAGGACCTTCACAAATGCCAGTAGAAGCATTATATGCGGTACCAGTCGGGCATTGAGAACCATAACGGCTAATATTTAGATACACTGCCTTACTGGAAGATGGTGGCTGCTGCATATGACAGACAGCAGAGGTTGAAGACGTTAAAACATACCCAGCTTGAATGTAACCTTGATTCTTGTAATAAGTACCAGCAGAGCCAGCCCAAGCGGAATCACAAGCGGCGTCAGGAGTTGAGAATCGGGTAGCGGTAGAAGATGAAGCCCAATAAAAATCATCAGCATGAGCATAAAAAACAAACAACAAAAAGAAGGCTGGAAAATAATTAAATCGCATATAAAAAAAGGGGCCTTTCGACCCCTTGCTCCCTGCTATAGATATTGAGCTGACCGGAGCCCGGAAACGAGCGCCCCGGCCATCAGGACGCCCAACAGCGCAGAGAAAACCATCAGGCCTTCTTGACCAGGGAGACGATGATGCCGACCACGACCAGAGCGACCACAAGGGCGATGACGTACCCGCCAACTTCCTCGCCAGCTGCTTGATTGGCATCCATGGCGGTCTTGACGACAGTGGTGTCGATAGCGGCATTAGCAGCGACGGAACCGGCCATACCGGTGACAGCGATGCAGCCGTTACGGAAGGCGGTGGACGGTGCTTTGAACAGGTTCTTGAGTGCTTGCATGGTGTAGCTCCTTTAGTGCGCTTTTCTTAAGTGCGAGATAATCAGGCCGATCCCGAAACCTACGCAGAAGAGACTTAGAGTGCCCATGAAGAACATGGACATTGTTTCTAAGTCGATACCACCCATGAGCAATTGATATTCCTCAGGGGTAAGTATGTGGGCCTGTATCCAAGCCTCTTGAGTGCAAGAAACGGCACCGTCAGAACTTTCGGTGTATTCCGAGCAGATCAGAGTTGGATATGCAGGCATGTTTAATTGCCGCCAGCTACAGCAGCTGGACGCGGTTGTACGCGCTGAACTGGCACAGGAAGGCCGTCATCAGAAAGCCACAGGTCCATACCGAACGCAGTGCCGGTTTTGGACTTCCAGGCTTTGGCATATACCGGGACAGCGACTTGCTGACCAATGAACTTCTTGTAGGCATTTTCAATGCCCGAATCGAGTTGGCGCTTCGAGACCTTGATGCCAACAGACTGTTCGACGTCTTGGCCGAACTGGTCTTTACCAGGAGCGGTGAGGACCAAGTAATGCTCGATGATGGTTCCATTCATCTTTTCTTTCGTAGAAATGCCCTTGCACAGGCCCATTTGTACCAACATAACGATTACCTCGGTTAAGAACGGGCCCAGCGCCCGAGAAAGTGAATTACCAACAGTCCGCACATAGTGACGACCAGGAGATTCATAGTTGCGGCGATCATGGGCGGTCATTCCGAAGAAGCACGAAAAGAAGCACCGCGAAGAAAACCAGCAAGCCGACGACACCAGGATTAAACGAACTCATGCTGCCTCCACCGATGGCTCGACGTACCAGCCTGGACGCTGAGCGCTGAAATCAACTTGGAGGAAGCGCAGGATCGGAACCACGTTGTTCTTCTGGTCATCCATCTTCAACTTCTGCAAAGCGGCCTTTGAGAGTCCGCATTCGCAAATCTGGTCAACATGCCGGTAAAAAGTGGCTCGGGACATCGAGTCCATAGTTTCCTGCCAGCCGTAATCCTTGATGCTGCGGTATGTGCGAAACAGGTTGAGAGCAACTGTCTCATTGGCTTTCCCGTTCTTTCCGAACTTCGTCCAACGGGCTTTAAGTGCGGCCAGCACTTTTTCATCATTAATTACTCGCATGGAGATACCTTCAAAGGCCGCAAACAGTTCTTTAGTTACGTGTTCCCAACACCACTGAATAAAACAACTCCCCTGCTCTTCCAGCCGCTCCTGGTAGTCGCACAGGGCCCATAAATTCGTCGGGATGTTTCTGCGCTCAAGCCAGCGATGCATGACAGTGGCTTCGAGACGAAGAAGGTTTTCCGCCCACTCCTGGAGCGCCGGGTTCTGGAGAACCGCCAGCAGCCGGTGAGCCGCGAACGCCTGGGACGGAACAAAGTTGGCGCCGCCATAGGCACGAGCGGCCTTGATGGCTTCATCGAGCTGGCGGCGAAACTCAGGACCCTTGAGGTAGGCCTTGAGCTTGCGCAGACGGGTTTCCTTGGAGCCCCAGTAAGCCGTGGTTTCGTAGTCGTCACCACGGTTGCGGGTCTGGCCGTTGCTAACGCCGCGCAGCGCCTGGATCAGCTGGAGCGCGGTTCGCTCGTCGGGCAGGCGGGCGGAATACGTGCAATCGATGCCGTAGACCTCGGCGGCCTGCCAGTCCAGCAAGGCCCATAGCTTCGGGTAGGACCCGGCAAGCCACTTCAACATGACCTCCCCGCCCTTGCGGATCGAGGTCGGGCCGAACACGTTGTGCCCCTGGAGCAGCTTGGCCGGGCTGGCTTTCAACTCGACGCCGGGCTGAACACGCTTCCCGAGGGACTGGTGAAATACCTTGAAGGCGAGCGGCGTAAAGCCGGTCGACAGGCTTTCCCAAGCGTGGCTGATGTCCTCGACCTGATAACCACCCTTCCCGTCTGCAAGCACGCTGGTGGCACGAAGCGGAACACCCAGGGCTTCCAGGTCAACCACCAACAGTTCATTGCCGCGCTTGCCAGTGCTGGTAGCAATGGCGTCTATGCGGAACGGCACGAAGAGGTGGATTTTGTCGAGCATTTGTGAAGTCCATTCGCCTGTGCATGCATGCATGCAAATCACATTGCGGCGGAATGTATACCGGTGAACTTGCATGCGTCAATACAAATCACATGCATGCACGTACACTTCACGAGGTGATTTTGATATGGGTCAAATGACAATGCCTGCCACCCTGCGCCTGTCGAATACAGAGCAAGAAGCGCTCAGACAAAAGTGCATAGAAATCAATAAGTTATTGGTCAAGCAGGGACGCATGCCAATCAAAGACAGCGAATTGGCGCACTTCATCCTGGAGAACGCCACGCCATGCGCGAAAGTCAGCGCGTCAGGCGAGCTGACGTTAGAGCTGGAAGTCTGAAAACCACCCCAAAAGTCTCACCATGAGACAAGAGTCCACCATTAGAGATGGTGGACCCGGCTGCGCCGGTGAAGCCAAAAAGCAAAAGCCCGGACG